GTAAGCGTGATTCTAAGTCTATCAGCACCGGGTGCGGCTTCATTTGGTGATGCACCCTGATTATCGAATAAAGCGCTATTGTCAGCTGACGATACAATATCTTGTACGATCTTGAATCCGATTTCTTTTGTAGGTTTTGCTTCGTATTTACTTACAAATATTGATTGAGCCTTCACGAACACAAAGTGCCCTTGCACAAAGAAATTACCTTGTGTAACTGAAGCTTCTAATCCGCGGCCGGTTGCATCTGAAGACGCAATGGTCATAGGATCTAGTGTGCCAGCAGAGTGTGTTAGTGTTCCACCATTACCACAACGAACTTGATCGGTACCGGCTGTGCCAGTTAACGTATCAATATATTCAACATAGATTGTATCAGGGTCTGAGCCTGTAGCATCAACCGCTTTAAGAACTTTTACTTTAATTCCAGTACCGTCGGTAAACGTTTCACCAACAACAGTTGATGAATCTGCTGGTAAAGCGTTAGTAGCAAGTTTAATAAACTCTCTAGGATTAAGAGTAATGTTACCACCATTAACCTTACCACCTTCTTTGAAGATGTTAGCGCCGAACCGTTGTATTTCAGTTTGAAGTATCGTCTGTAACTGCGTAAGTTCGCGGGCTTGCAAGGCACGACCTGAGTTAAACAGTATCCGATGAAAGTTAGCGGAGTCTGTAAAATCGTCCTTGTAGGTATCTTTGAAGACGGTATCTGTTAAATTAGTTGCCATTCTCTACACCGTAAAAATTACTTTAATATCTTCAGTCTGAGCTGAAGATCGAACAATTCTTGCTCTATTTTCTAGATATAATAAGTCACCTGAGTATCTATCAATCGCTCCATACGTGCCGTTTGCTGCTGTTGAAGGGAATCCATCAACTCCAGTAATGTTACCATTCGCTAACCGCTGATAAGAAAACTCGATCGTACCAGATCCACTGGCACTACCTGATACTGCTTCACCATCAATAAATCTTTGGTTAACTGTCTTTTCGTTTTGGTGAATACGAATAATTTTACTTCCGTTTGAATCACCAACCTCGTCAATAAACGCAGTGGCACCCGATGTTGCACCAGTAATTTTTTCATCAACCGCAAACCCAGTAGTAGATTTAGCGGCTGTCATTTGCATGATTCTATTTACTTTTAAACCAGATGCTGTGAATAGACTGCCGACTTTCGCTGAATCACTTGATCTTAAAGGATTGCGTAATAATGTAATTTGTCTAAAGTCGTTTGTGATGTTGTGCGTACCGCCATCGTCACCAGCTGGTTTTGCGTTTAACATAATACTGGTTGCTTTTAGATCTTTTCTAGCATCTGCGCCGAAGCCATCCCTTGGTCCGATGATTGGTCTTAAGGTTGCGTTACCTGTTACAGTCGCTGAAGCAAAATCGTATCCTCTGCCCATTCCACTATCGAAAGTGCCGGTCATTTCAACCTTCACGATTGATCCACCAGATATCGTCGCGGTTGCGGTAGCTATTTCACCAGAATCAGCGTTACCAACAATAGTAACAGTAGGTGCAGAAGAATATCCATCACCACCATTTACAACTTCAACACCAATAACCTGTCCTGGTGTGGCCGTGTTTTGAACATTCTTTTGAAGAATCGTAAACGCGTTTGTAGAGGCTGAATCAACAGTAATCTTTTGAGTCGGCATAAATGCTGACGTTAAGAAGTTAGTTGCGTCACCGGCTGAGATTGAGTATAAGAATTTCCAACGGTAACCATCTGAAGTTTTAAAAGAATGATTTGAGTTAGCGGCCGCTGTTGTATAACTTGGCTTGATCGTTGAAGGATTTGCAGCACCAGTTGAACTCTTGCTTTGTTGTAAACAAATATAAACTTCATTATCTTCTGTTACAACGTAATATGGATTAGTTCCGAAGCCTACTTGCTGGTCGTTCCATGTGTCATAGGTTCTACCTGAAGTCCAGTTTTCACGAGCAACAACGAATGATTGTGCTGTAACTTTCTTAATTGATTCAAGATTACTTCTTGCGGTCCTATCATCAAATGTGTTTCTTAAGGGCGTGGCGATAGTGTCAGAAGAATCGTACTGATCTGTTTTACCGATACCAATGTGAAACTCATTAGCGTCACTGGTGCTACTCAGCTCGGTAAAAAGATCTTCAGCGATCTTATGTTTAAATGCGTCTGTTACAATTGCTGTCATATTATGCCACCGTCGTTACTGATTGGTTACCAATTAGGAACCAGTTAGATCCATCCCAGATACACATTGCTCCTTCATTTTGAGCAAGAGCAAAACTAGTACCAGCTGAGAAATTGTCTGGGGTTACTGTTGCAACACCGGCACCTTTGTTCGTAAATATTCTGACTTCACCAGTTGTTGTACCATCATTTAGTCCTACCGCAAGAGCTGATCCCTTGTTACAAATAATATGTGTAGCGTTGTCAGATGCATCACCATTCGCTGTAATTGTAACAGCATCATACGCACCTTTACTAATATGAACTGAACCGGTGCCTTTGGCTTGTAAGTCTAAGTTTAAATTAGTAGCAGTACCTGTTGCGTTGATTTGAACAGCATTTGTACTAGCTGAGTTTACAACCGTGATTTCGTTAACGGCTGAGCCAGTTGCGGTTAGTTTAATTGATTCATTACCATTGGCATCGTTTATAGATGTTGTGATGCTTGGTGTTGTAAGCGCTGGACTCGTAAGAGTTTTATTCGTTAATGTCTGTGTAGCGTCGATCAATGTTACAACGCCACTTGCATTAGGTAATTGTATGTGTCGATCAGCAGATGGGTCTACAGCGGTAAGTCGTGTCTCACTACCATCAGCCGTAACACCTTCAAACACTACTGCGCTATCTTCAAAAGTGATCTGCGTAGTCAAAGCACTATCTGATACACCACCAAGAATATTATATATCTCAGTAAAATTAGCATTTATCTTAGTACCGGCTGTTCGAAGAGTATCTCCGTTACCATCATTGGCTGAAGCGCCGATACCTATAGTTTGTTTTGCCATTTTTTAATCCTGTTTTTCTTATTTATATCGCAGAATCTGATGAAATTCGTGTAAATACATCATTGTCCATTCTTTCTACAGTTAGTGCAAAGTCTGGTCTACCAGTGTTAGCACTATCATCGAATCTAAACGAGTTCGGATCGAGAAGTGTTTTAACATCGTCATAGTATTTAACAAACAGATTCGCAGTAAAGTCTGAATCAGAAGCTACACCATCGTCATAAAGAACAATTTGTTGCTTATTCAAATCAACTCGGAAGATAGTAGAGCCTGAATCAAATATTCTAAATGGTGCAATACCTGATGAATCCATCAAGCCAGTTGTTTCACCAAACGAAGTAGTAACTAGATTCAATGCGGCCGCGGCAGGCTCAAACGTAATCACACCAGCATCACCAGAATCAAGTGGATTGTGAGTCGTTACTATTATTCCAGGATCTGCGTTTCCTTGTAAAAGGACTTCACCCGCAAAATTAAATCCAGCTGGATGCACGAATCGTTTGTACAATAATTCGTAATCAGAAACAGATATACCAGACTTAATCAGTATTGATAAAACCTGAAATATATTGTTGTCTTGGATTTTTTTAGCTGATTCAAATCCGATGCGTGAACTGCCGACAGTAAAGATATCTCTTTTGCCGTATTGTATATCAGCTTCTTCTCCAAAGAATCCTCGGAAGAATCCTTCAGCCGAAACTAATCCACCTTTTTGCTGATAGAAGTTACCCAGCAATCTAGCCATCAATCGAGGCTTTTCAAAGAAACTAGCTTGTGTTAATCCACCACCGATCTCACCGATAATCTCATCAAGAAGATCGGCATCAACTCCCGGTATATCACGAGAAGCAAAAACGTCTTGTATTTTTTTGTAAAAGTCGTGAGAGCCGTTATCACTATCGAGAAATGTTTCGTATAAACTTAGAAGAGAAACCAGTTTACTATTGTCTTGAGTAAAATACTCAGGAAGAACCGTTTCCACGTCACCACTAAGAGGTACAGGGTCTCTTCTATTTTTTTCTATTCCATTGCCCATATTTTATACTGTCAGTGTTGTGTTTGTGTTTTGATTGTCAATAGTACCTGATGCTACGTTCTTATTTGTATCCAAGGCTAAGATATATTGTCTAAGTGGCTTAATTGTTTCTTGGTTAGCTGGCACCGCAGATATATCTATTGCACTACCAGCAAAAGCAGTAAGTGTTTTTCCAAATCCAACCAATTCAATCGTACCATTCGTTTCACTGTAAGTTCCAACGTTATCTATTAGTACCACACTATTAGTATTATCAAACACCTCGATGGTAGTGCTTTGTAATCTATTTCTTAAAATACATGTTTCTCCATCTAATGTGAAGAACGACGAAGTTATAATATGATTAGTATCGTCAGGTGAAGCAATCAACATCGGAAAATCAATTGTGTAGTTAGCCGAAGTATTCAATGTTGGCGTAAATGCTCTTTGAACTTTTACAGATATAGATGAATTTAATACTGCGGGAGACACGGCATCAATAGTAGTTATTAGTGCAGACTTTCTAAATACTTTATTAAACGTTCCAAGGTTATCTGCGAAGAAAGCAGCAACGGCTGTTTTGATATTTCCTTGCATCGTGTCAAGCGTTGTAGAAGTAAGATCCGGATCAAAATCGAATGTAACTGTAACTTCAACTAAAGCATTGATAGGATCTACAAACTCAGTATCTATTGACATAATGCCTAAGTTATCTGTAACGTTATTTCTAATCGCATCTTTCGTAGTTGTTTGAACGTCAGATGTTATTCCATCTTTAAAGTCTATTGATAAGTAAACACTACCAATGTCTTTCGGAATATTATCTTCTCCACCCCAAGCAGCAACTGCTTCAATAACGTTTGAGAATCTTTGCTGAATGATAGCACGATAGTCTTCCGCGGTCACCAATCTTTGTTGAGACGCAAAAACAAGTGGTGCATTCAACTTAATCGATTCTAGTGATTCTTTTTCTGATCCACCCGCTGAATTTGACACGACCGTAACTGTTGGAGTAACCGTAGTACTTCCGATCGTGAGTGTTGAATCAGCAGTAAACGCAGATATTCCATTGGCATCGGCTCCTGTTGGTGCTATATATGTAATTACAATCTTGTTACCTGAAACTGGATTCTTACCAAGAACATTTCCTTCGCCGAAAATAACTTCATAGAATCCGTTTGGTGTTTCGCGTATAATGAAGACGGTTGATGTTGAATCAATTCTAACAGCGTTTTCAACATCAGTAAAGGTAGTGAATGTAGTAGAAGTTGTGGTATCAAAAACCTGCACGCTTAAAGTTCTTTTGTCAACGTTTACATCTGGTATTACGTACGTTTGACCTTCGGTAACTTCACCTACAATAAACGTTTTAGTTTTTCTTGTGCCTTCTTTGATCGTAATGTTTGATAAACCATTATCATCTTTAAATGTAAAATTACCTGATCCATCGTTCGTAGCTGTAAACGCTTCGGTTGTTTGAAATGTAAATGACGTATCGCCTAAAACACCAGTAAATTCTGTATTGACCGGAAGCGTTGCACTAGTCGTGGTGGTGTCTGAGGTTGCTGCGGTAATAGTTACAACTGATGATGACGCAGTTTTTGACGATGCGTAGTATCCTAATGTCTCAGCATGAGCTACTATCGAAGATCTTAACTGCGCAGATTTAAGAAATGATTCATTGATCGCAAAGTTAGCGGTTAATCCGTTTATGTGCGTATTGTAAGCAAGAACATCTAGAATATTATTGAGTCCTGAGGCATCGAAATCGTAGTCAGCAAATTCAGTTGATGCTTGTAAAAATGTTTTTAAGTTTGCCTTGATCGTATCAAAATCAAGATCGGATGATCTTATGACAGCCATTACCTTGCCCTCGTTAAGTCTATTAGTACTTCTTGCGTTTCAGGAACGTTAATTACTTGAAATTTTATTTTTACTTTTACACGATTACCGTCTGGATCTAAATCAGCTATAACACTACGCAAAATAGCTCTAGGTTCGTGATTTGCTATAGCTTCGGCAACTGCGTCTTCAACATCTTGATTATCATACTCGGTGTGAAGATTAAACAAGAAGCTATTTAAGTTTCCACCAAACGAAGGATCAAAAGGTTTCTCTCCAACATTTGTTAACAACAAATTTTTCACTGCCTGTTTAACAGCAGCTGCATCATTTTTCTTAAATACGTCATTGTTCGACTTCTTTGCGAACGTCAAATCAATATCACTATATTGCCGTAACCTACTAGTTAAAATACTAGCGGTTTGTAGGTTACCGTCTTCTGTAGAAAATGCACGTGCCATGAGTCTATTTATACCTTATCCAGCGAAAACATTCGAAGAACCTGCTGCTACTGATGTACAACCACTTATACCATCTCCAACTCTTCCACACCCTTTACCGTTGACGAACACTGTGGTTGATCCTGTTGCTATACCAGCAGCATGCGATGGGCAAGGAGGAAGATCTGGTGGAAGTAAATGAGTCGTGTTTAAATCACCCTGTCTACTTACTCCAATGCTATTTACAAAAACATCAGATGATCCTTCTGCTCTAGTCATACCAGAACAATGCGTAACATCATCATCGCCTATTCTTGTGACTGCTGGCATTACTTTGTTTCTCTTTTCATAAGCTCATTCATTCTATCTGGCCATTTGTTTATTTCGTCGTGTTGTTCTTGTGTATGCGGCTCAGGTGGTACATCAAATTTAAAACTAATAAGATTTTCGAACGACATTGGAATCTCATTATAATCATAGAATGTTTTTAACTCACCATCGATTAACACTTTAAACTCACCTTCTAATTTAGACATTAGTTCAGATCGATCCTTGCTGCGTCAACATCTAAGTTCTTAGTTATGGTTGTTGTTTGATTACCCTCGAACGTTTCACTTACATCACCTTTTACTGTAACATTCATGTTGCCATTGACTGTAATATCTAAGTCACCTGTAATGAAGACTTTATCATTACCATTTACTGTTTTAAATCCATTCTTATGATGAGTAACTACATCTCCATTTGGATGCATTTCAACAAACGAACCGGAACGATGATAAATGTGAATACGTGAATGGTCAGTTTCATTACCATCAGCGTCAGTAGTGAATGAATCATCGATCTCAATTACATGACCGCGAGGAGTTTCATGCACAAAGTTTTTTGGATAAACTGCAGCATACGGAGAATCAGGTTCGTCAAAGGGTTCATCATTTGCTATCTTAGTTGGATCAGTCTTTTGTGTTACTTTTCTTTCAGCTAAAGTATTTGTACCACGTGCAAGTTGATTTGTAGATCTATCACCTGCAGATGCGTCTTCATACTTTGGCATAGAACCAAGAACAAGTGGTAACTGAGAATCTGGTCCATCCATAAAGATACCAAACACTCTAGCGCCAGGCTGTATCCCTAATATATTTCCAAGTCCATTTGTTCCACCTTCTGTTATAGGAATCACGGTTTGTGCCCAAGGTAAATTTTCAGATGGAATCTCTATCTCACTGCTGTCGTGTACACCAAGTATTCTTACTCTTATACGACCCATTTGTAGAGGATCGCTGATACTAGTTACGTTACCAATGAACCATCTAATTTGGTCTCCGTAGTGTTGCATTATCTCGCTACCCTTTTTAAGCTACCAATTTTAACGCAGTTCATACTAACGTCATATTTATCGACTGTTTTCTTAAACATGTGTCTTACTGAATATATTAAATAACTACCAGACTTTTTTCTATCTATTGTATCATCTGCTTTATCGTGTGTAGCTTGCACCTGAATCAAAATATTATTTCCAATAGTTCTATGTGCATCTCCTTTGATAAATTCTAATCCATTTAAGCTAATAGTAAACGGATTCTTTTTCAAAATTGCATCCATTGTCGCACTAATTACGTTTAATTTATAATCAGCTGCAGTTTTGTATTCACCATAAGAATTATTCCAAGCATTATATGTAAATGGTGTAAATCCTTCAGCAGTATCAGAATCTCTATAGGCCATGGATCCACCAACGTATGTAGATTTTACACTCTTATAAGTTTCAATAAGTTTGTCATCGATGAGCTCAGCGTAATCAATTGAAGGATTAGGTTGCGCATTAGATAAAATACCATCGTGTATCAATTTTGCAAATACGTCTTTTCTTGAGTTGTAACTGAATGACTTTGTATTTTCTGTAAGTGTATCAATGTATTCAAACTTTGAGCTAATTAAACCTTTACGAATCAAGTCTAATAAATTTTCTTGTGAAGACATATTGTGATTTTCAATCACTCTTC